ACCACCGGGAGTGACGTTCAGCAAGTCATCCAGGTTGACCTGACCGTCAACAACCTGCATCCGCGCATTGTTGATGAGATACAGGTTGTCCAGCATCTGCCGAGTAACGGTGGACTTGATGAGTTGGATGTCCATCGTCCGATCAGCGAGCGACTGCCCGAAGAACTTGTGCGGGATCGGGATCGGGCAGATTACATGGAAGGGAACGTAATCCGTTGGGATGTTGGCTTCCCGCCCATCAGAGTAGGTCAGAATCGTGTTGTTGCTGTAGAAAATCTGACGGAGTTCAGCGATCCCATCTTCGTCGAAATCAACGTAAAGATAAGACTCGTAAACCTCGACTTCTTGCATGGACTCGTCGAGACTGTCCTGCTCGAACGGTTCTTCTCCGGGAGAGTATCGAGCGATCCGCTCCTCTGTAAAGTCCAGAGAATTGTAGACGGGCAGGTTGTAAACCTCGTCCTTGTCGAACCCCATCTGCACGAGTTCTGACCGTGGCATCAGCCGACGATGCGCCATGAACGGGGATTTCGTCTCTCCGAACCGCGCCTTCTTAGAGACGATCAATTCCTCTGGAGGAATGCAGTCAATCTGAATCCGGCCCGATTTTTGTTTCTTGCGGACGACCACGTTGTGCGATCTCGTGACCTGATCGACAACCGTACCGTCTGGCATCTGCATCTGCGAGACAGATTCCTCCGTCTCCTGCCCGACAATCTCCATCGTCTCATCTGACAGTAGCAGAACGAGTTCCGTATCCGACAGACCTCGATAGGCTTCTTCGTCTACGTCAATCTTTTCTTCCCAGACAGCTTTCACCGTCCCGGTCTTCGCTAGCAGAGCATCCTTAAACCAGTCGTGCAAGATGGCAAAACCGGCGTTGTCCTTGTAGAACACCCAATTGGCGTAGTCGCTAGCCTGCTGTGCAAGCGGCTCATCACCCGGACCGACAGGCTCAAACCGTCCTAAATCGTCGCTGGCAGTGAATACTCGAATGAGTTGCGGCAGCGCACCATCAATGACTTCAGCAACCTCGCCGGTAACGATCTGGCTGCGGCCTTCTTGCTCGTTGCCATAGGGGTTACGAAGGTAGTAGTTCAGAGCCTCGGCACGTTCTGCCGTGGTCTCGCTGTCCAGCATCCCGATAGCATCGTCAATTTCCGATTGCAGGATGCCAGTGAGGGTACCGTTATCCATTTACCACCTCGCGCCTAAAATACTTCCGCTTCTCCGGCTCTTTTGTTTCCAGTTCAGCGAGTTTCTTCTCCAGTTCAGCAACTCTGCGTTGCAGTTCCTCGAACTCGCGCTTCTGAACGATAAAACCCTGTGGCATCAGCATTTAGACCACCCACCTTGTATTGACGTTGATCGGTTTCGACCAGGATGATGTTTCGTTCAGACCGACTGCAAGATATCGGAATGCGTCCGATCCGTGGCTAGACCAATCATGTAGAGGTCTATCATAAAAGACTTTCTGCTTTTCGTCGAAAGTCCGTCGATAGTTCCGCAGGCAGTTCAACCCCTCGCTGGTAGCCGGAACATTGAACCAGCATCGAGGCAGTAATCGCCTGACAGCCTGAATACCGTCGTCGACAGACAAACGTGGCGCAATCGTGCAACTGAGGTCTGCGGCTTGTAATACCTCCAGACGCGACTTCCCGGAACCTAGTTCCCTGACCTGTACGTCGTGCGGGACGATGTGCTCGGCCTTGTGCCAGCCTCTGTTCTTCAGTTCCCGGACGTACCAGTCCAGTCCGACACCGTGATTCTCGATGTAGTCTAGGAGTCTGACTTCTTGTCCGTGGACTTGTGCGATCCAGATCGAAGTCGAGTCACCGATTCCCAGATCCCACGCAGTGATTGTTTTGCAGAGGTCATCCCGCTGGATAGCGCAGAACCGACCCTCTCCTTCCATCTGGTTAAGAATTTGACCATAGTAAGCACCCTCCACCGCAGCATGAAAGCTGCATTCGAACTCTTGATCGTACTTGTCCTGCCCCATCTCCCGGAGCGCATCATCCAGTTCTAACTGCGCGATGATCCCGGTCTGACTGGCGCGGAACTCCAGTAGCTTCCACCCAGGCTCATCCTTGGCTCGGTTTCGCAGGTCGTAGAAGTGGTTCTGACCCTTTGGTGTCCCGATAAACATGGCCCAGCCTTGACGGTCGGCTAGAGCAGGACGAATTACCTCGTTCCAAATCTTGGGATTCTGATCTCCGACTTCATCCAGCACGACACCATCGAAATAACTTCCTCGAAGGCTATCTGGATTGTCCGACCCGTACAGTCCGATCCTGCGATCCCAGAAGTCAACACGAAGCTCTGAAATGTTTGGTGTGGCTCCCAGCGGACGAGTGTAATGCAGCAGGTAGTCCCATGCGATTCGTTTGCTTTGTGCATAAGTCGGGGCAATGTAAGCAAACCGTGGACGCTCTTTGTTGCACATCACCGCGCTTTTAATAAGCTGGTTGATAGCTGAGACAGTCTTCCCTAATCTTCGATGAGCCACTACCACCGAGAACCGATGGCTATCCATTGCCTGATGGATTTGTAGCTGCGGCTCCCTCGGCGTGTAGGGAATGATTATTTCTCTGCTGCCCATGTCACCTTCAACTGTATCGGTGTTTCTCCACCCTCTGCCTCGATGACGTGGCGCTCTTTCCACCCAGCGCGTGTTTTCATCCAGAAGATCATCGCCGCTGTGTTTCCAGACTTTGCCTGCTGGAATAAGGTTTGCGCCACCTGAGCGTTAGCGTCAATCCTGCCTTCCTCTAACTCCGTCCGGTAAAACTTTTGAACCGTATCGTGGCTGATCCCTAGCTTGGTGCCGATATCATCCACCCTCGCACCGACCGCGGCAAGCATCTTCACCAACCTGCGTTTTTCATCCGTAGGTTTATGATCCTTTGCACCTAGTTTTCTAGTCACGTTTCTCACCTACTTCGTCGAACTCTCTACCGTCTGACTCCAGCGTAGCTTTCTTGCCGGTAAAGTCCTGCCATCGCTTTACGATTACGTCGCAATACTTTGGATCAAGTTCCATTAATCTAGCCACGCGACCGTTCTTTTCGGCAGCGATCAGGGTAGTGCCAGAACCACCAAAGGAGTCAAGGACGACGTCACCGCCTTTGGTGTTGTTCAACATCTGGTACTCAAACAGCGCCACAGGCTTCATAGTTGGATGCTCACCGCTTCGGCTCGGTCGATCAAACTCCAAGATTGTAGTTTGCTTGCGATCTGAAGCCCAGAGATGTCCAGCACCATCCTTCCATCCATATAAGCAAGGCTCGTGCTTCCAATGGTAGTCCTGTCTACCCATAACCATTGTTTGCTTCTTCCAAACAAGACACTGCCTAACTTTCCATCCAGCATCATTTGCAGCACCGCGGAAGTTATATCCTTCCGAGTCAGCGTGCCAAATGTAAAACACCGCTCCCGGTTTCATTACCGCATCCGCGGCAACATAACAATCACGCAAAAATTGCCGGAACTCCGAATCTCCCATCGAATCGTTTTTAATAGTTAAAGCATCTTTTGTTTTGCCCTCGTAAGCCACGTTGTATGGTGGATCTGTAAGCCACATATCGATCAACTGGCCAGAACAAAGCGTTTCTAACGCTTCGATGCTAGTGCTATCCCCGCACATCACCCGATGCTTGCCCAGCAGCCAAACATCGCCCAACCTAGTAACCGGCTCCTCTGGCACCTCCGGGACAGCATCCTCGTCCGTCAACCCTTCCGTTACCTCTATCGGCTTCAGCGCATCCATCTCCTCCTGCGTGAAACCTGTCAACGTAATATCAAACCCGCTGTCGGCAAGTTCTGTCAATTCCAGCGACAATAGGTTGTTCTCCCACCCTGCGTTGAGTGCGAGTTTATTGTCAGCCAGGATGTAAGCCTTCCGCTGCGTCTCCGTTAGGTGGCTTAATCGTAGGCATGGGACTTCTAACAGGTTCAGTTTCCGCGCTGCCAACACCCTGCCGTGACCAGCAATGATTGTGTCGTTCTCAGCTATCAGAACGGG